GAATTGATAGAATCGAGGTTCTTGATGGTGGATCGGGATATGCAAAAACGGATCCACCAAAAATTGTTGTAGAAGGTACTACAGTTCCTATAACGGAAGGTATTTTCTTCCCAGTAATTTCTGGTGTTGGTACGATTAGCGAAATTGTCGTATTTGATAAGGGTGAGGGATATTTTCCTGTTTTTAGTCAAACAACAGGAGCTTCTGTTGTTGTTAAAAGAGGAGCATTTGGATCTGTATCCACTACACACAATACTGGAGTATCTTCTGTATTTACTGGTGACTATCAGATTGTAGAAGATACTATTTACTTCTCAGATCCCCCATATGGAAAACAAGGTCCAGTTGGTCTTCTAACTGGATCTACTTTTAGTGGCAGATTGTTTTCTAGAAAACTGGATCCATATGATGAGAAGGATAAAAATGTAATTCTTGATGATATTTCACTTTCTTTTACTGGTATTGCTGGAACTGAATTTGATGTAACTGAGAATCAAGGCATTGTTACTTCTCTTTATAACAATGTCAACAGTGGTGTTGATATTAATAACAATCCATTTATTCTTATCAATAATGTCGTTCAGACTCCTGGATTAGACTTCGACATTACTACTGCTGAAGATAATAATATTAACTTTTTAAGCGGAGTTCCTAGAGCTGGAAGAATCAATAAAGTTGGATTACAGACTGGTGGTGGATATTACACGTTACTATCCGCTGCTGCAAGAGTCGGAGTGGGTACTACAGGGTCTCTGACGGGTCTTAGACTAACTGGTAGGGGACAAGGTTATAGAACTCCCCCTAGGGTCACTGTACGTGCATCTCAGGGGACTGGTGCTGCTATTACTGCTATACTTGGAACTAATGAAGTTACGACCGTTGCGATCAGCACAGCAGTACACAATATGTTCACTGGAATTGGAACATTTACCACTGCAACTGCTCATGATCTTTATGAAGGAGATAGAGTAAGAATTACTGGTGCGGGATTTACTTTTACTCCTCTAAGTGCTACAAGAAATATCAATACTTTTGGATATAATTATATTACTGGTATTGCAACTATCAATGTAACTGCTGGTCACTACATTGGAACTGACACAAACCACGGCAGAAATCTTTACGTTGCTGGAGTTGATGTTACTGATGGAATCACTACTTTCAGATTAAGAGAAGATGCATATCCAATTAAAGAAATTGTCGATGTAAATAATGTTCTAGTTGATATTGGAATTGGAACACAACCACTAGTGTATGTTGCTGGTGGTACTGTAAGAGCTGGTGTTGATACTAATATCTTAGAGGGTAGAGATGTAGTTGGTTTTGATATTTTACCAGGTGTAACTACAAATACGTTTAGAGTTAATCTAGGTATTACGACATTTGTCCATAATTATGTGAGTGGTGGTGTTGTAGAAAGAGCACAAGCGGGTCTTATTACTGCTCTATCACTAGTTGACCCTGGAACAGGATATTTTACTCCTAAGAAAGTTTCTTACATTGATAATACTCCTGCGAGTGGAGTTACAACAGTCACTGTAGAAGGAAAAAAGATTGGCATTACTACTACTATTGCCAACGTTTTCTATACTCCATCTACGGGAATTGCAACAATCCAAGGAACTAATGTTCATGGACTTTCTGTTAAAGATGTCGTAAAACTCGCTGGTATTGCTTTTAGTACAACATCTGGTGACGTTACTTTCCCACCAGTTGGCGAACAGAGAGATATTTACTCCGTTTTAAGCACTCCAAGTACACTTGACTTTACCGTTAATATCGGTGTTGCAATGACCGATCTTACGGGTAATGTTGGTATTCATACTCACCAACAGGGAACTGGAACCTTCACTCAATATGAAGGACATCTTGCTGAGACCGATGACTTTGTTTTCGTTAGTGGAATTGCAGTTACATTTACTGGTGTTCCTGCAATTGACATCTATGATGCCATTTATGATGGATCATGTGGAATTATTACAGTAACTACTACTGTACCTCATAATCTTGAGGAAAGAGACTTCGTGATCATGTCTGGAATCGCTATGACTTGCGATTATGACAATGGAGTTGGCATTTTAACTTTCCCAAGAACAACCGATCCATATTACAACGGATCAGAAGTTAGGACGGTTGGTACGTCCACAATCTTCAGTTCTTTCGTTGGATATTCCACAGTTACTCAGTATAGTTATGATTCTAGTGGAACTATTCAATATGCTGAGAGAATTCAGAATTATGTTGATGAAGGGTATTCTGGATATGATATTCTGGAAGCCATCGATGGTGCCAACATAAGAATTGATACGGGAATTGGTACTGTATATTATCAATATGCTAGAGGCGGCACAGTTGAAAAGCCTGTTTACGTCGATATTAATGAACCAGAACCATATTTCAATAGACCTCTAGAATATACTGGCGGAACTAGTGGAATAGGGACAAATGCAACAGTTAGATTTAGAGTCAATGTTGATGGTGATATTCAAGAGTTCGATTTGACGGAAGAGGGTATTGCTTACAAGGTCGATGACAAACTAACTGTTTCTGGTATTTCTACTGATGTTACAGTTGGAGTTGTAACTGAGTTCCAACTAGAAGTTATTGAATTGGATAATGATAAGTTCTCTGGATTTTATTTCGGACAATTTATTTTATTTGACAATATCTCTGATTTCTTTGATGGTCAACGCAAAAAATTCACTCTATCGGTAACGACTGGCGGAACTACTGAGATTCTCAGTCTTAAGACAATCTCTGGTAGTGATATGGATGTAACTAACAACATCTTTATCTACATTAACGATATTCTACAAACACCAGGAGATTCTTATATCTTCAAAGGAAGTAGAGTTATTTTCTCCGAAGCACCAAAACCTGGATCTAAGTGCTCTGTTTTCTACTATAGGGGATCTACGAAAGATGTTGAGACAATTGAACCACCACTAACTGTAAAACCTGGTGATGTTGTTCAAATTAGAGAGAATAAACTTAATGCTTTTGACATTGATCAGTTTGAGAGAACTGGAAAGAGAATTGTTGCTTCTGACGTTTTAGAAACATTTACCTATGATAGCGTAGGTATTGATACAAATCAAACTGCAGAAAGACCTCTCTCCTGGGAAAAACAGAGAAGAGATAAGATTGTATCTGGTACTCTTGTACCTAAGGCTAGACCAAGCTTAAAGAGTAGAGTTGTTCCAACAACGAGACTAATTAAGAATGTTGGTGAGACTGATAATGTAATTTACGTTGAAAATGCTTTCCCAACATTCTCAGAAATTGACCTCTTAACCCAAGCAGAGAGAAATGCAGTAATTTTTGAGGATGTAAACATTAGGTCTGGAATCCTAAGCACTAAAGTTTCAACATCTTCTAGTATTTCTGAAATTTTAATTTTGGATGGGGGAACTGGATATAACAATATTACAAATCCCTTAGTTTCTATATCTGAAGCTCTTATTGAAAGAAAAGATCCAATTTCTGATTGGAAATTCGATAGTATTACTGGTATCACTAGTACTGTATCTTGGAAAGCAATATCTGCGGAGGAACCAATCGTTGCAGTTGGTGAAAGTAGTCAGTATATTAATACTAAGAGTGGTGAATTCTGGGAAAGAGGAAATATTGGATATGGTGGAACAATTACATTTAATGCCGTTGGTGTTGGATATAGTATTCTCTATCCAACAAAACATCATGTAGCTGTTGCTGGATCTTTTGGAAAAATTTCCACAACTGTTGCTATTGGAAATAGTTTGGCACCATTTACCCCCGTCAATCTAAAAGAAGTTAGACAAGTCCCCGCAATTAACTCTTCTGTTACTTATGATAGTGAATATGAAGGTGATTTTAGAGGAATTGTTTATGAGGCAACAAATGATACCTGGGTTACTGTAGGAACTGCTGGATCTATTTTTGTTGCTACTGGAATTGGGTCCACTGCCTTCTTCAGTGAATTCTCTGGAACTCTTGAAGATTTAAATGCAGTGACGTTTGGTCAGAATGAATATATTGCTGTTGGAAATGGTGGTGCTGTGATTTCTTCCAACAATGGAAGAATTTGGTCCATTAAGAACAGTAATACATTTAGAAATATTCGAGACGTTCTATTTGACGGAAATAGATTTATTTACGTTGGTGATGGTGGAACCATTGGTATTTCTACGGATAAAAACTTCTGGTTACCATTTAGTCAACAATTGCCAGCAGGTACAGTTTCTCCTGCTACTTTTGACTTTGCTCGTCTCAAGTATGTTGATGGATTCTATGTTGGGATCAGTACAGTTGGTGATCTATATTACTCTTTTGATCTTGCCAATTGGAACTCTAGACCAGTTGATCATTCTAATGAAATTCTAGATCTAGTGGAAACTGGATATGGAATTGAACAAAAGAGAGTTATTGCTGTTGGATCTGGAACTACGGTTCTATATGCCGATCCAGTGACTAACAGAGCAACTGGTATTGCATCGGTAACTGCAGGTGTGATTACATCTGTTACCATCACTAATGGCGGATTTGGATATAAGATTGGTTCGCATCCACCAGCAATCATTGATATTGACTCCACTAAATCTGAACAGATCTTATCATTCAGAACAGAAGGTGATTTTGGAGTTATTGTTGGAGTTAACACCTTTGTTCCTGGCATTGGATTTAGTGTTCCACCTAGACTTGAATTTGCTCTTAAGTCTGACTTTAATGATAATACTAATCTTGGATATGGATATTCTTCTTTGAATGAACTGGGTGTAAATTATTCTCAGTTACAAAAAGATGACTATTTTGTCATCTATGACAGCCCATTAGTTGTTGGTCATGCTCTAACTGGAATTACAACTTCTATTGGTGGATATGCAAACTATCCTGCAAATAAAGTCGGAATTATTTCTGCTGGTGAATATCTAGGTGGGGTCTTCAGAGTTGAAAAAGTAACTGATGTTGATGTTTTGTCTGGTATTGTTACTGTTACTTGTGCTTTCCAACCAGGACCAAATAATAACAGTGATATTCAAGTTGGTGTAGGAACTACAGCGACTATTGATACTTACTGGGGTAAATATACTTGGGGTAAGATCTACGGTTATCAAAATCGTAGTCAAGGATTACCACAAGCATTCTTTGTGAATCCAGATGCTGGTTTAGTCGGTCTTTCGACAGCAGCTATGGTCTCCAGAGAAAAACCTTTAACTTAACCACTAAATAAGTAAAAAACCACAGCGACAATGCCTGCAATTATATCAGAACAATTTAGGATTCTTAATGCGGAGACTTTTGTAAAAAGTTTCGTTGGGGTTGGTTCAACCGTCAATAAGTATTATGCCTTCATTGGGTTGCCCAATTCTATTGATCCAAAGGCTGGTGGAACCCCCGACTGGACTACAAATACTCCAGCACCCCTAGATGGGTTTGAGGAAGAGTATTCCATTAAGGAATCTATCATCGCAATGAAAAAAATTACTGACAAAGATGTTAGAAGACTTGTCAGAAAAGTCGAATGGGTTGCTGGTACAACCTATGAAATGTATCGACATGACTATAATATTTACAACCTGACTCCAATTACGGCTCAGGCAAGTTTATATGAAGCAAACTTTTATGTTGTTAATGAAGATTTGAAAGTCTATGCTTGTCTACAGAATGGATCTGATCCAGAAAATCCAAAGGGTCGTCCTTCATATGATCAACCAACTTTTATTGACCTAGAACCAAGAGCTGCAGGTACTTCTGGTGATGGTTATATTTGGAAGTATTTGTATACTATTAAACCTTCTGAAATTGTAAAATTCGACTCTATTGAATACATTCCAGTTCCTGAAGATTGGGGTAGAACTGGTGAGTCTGTCGCTACTAAAAATAATGCAATTGACGGAAAAATTGAAGTAGTAGTTATTGATGATAGAGGATCTAACTATCAACCAATTTCAACTTCATTTGCCAACGTTCCTATTTTGGGAGATGGTGAGGGTGGAAAAGCAACTATCACAATTGATTCCTTCGGAAAGATCTCTGAGGTCTTTGTTACTGATGGTGGAGAGGGATACACTCATGGATCCATTCAGTTCTTCCCAGGCGCGCCTGGAAGTGAGTCTGGTGGTCCTCTAGAGAACCTTACCAATACTGGTATTGGTACAACTGCTATTGGACAATTCTCTGTTATCATTCCACCTAAAGGTGGACATGGATATGATGTTTATAGAGAACTCGGTGCATACAGAGCACTACTTTATGCAAGATTTGAAACTTTAGAAACTAATCCCGATATCATTGAGGGTAATGACTTTGCTAGAGTTGGTATTATTAAAAATCCAACAGTATTTGGAAGTAACCAAGAACTTCTCGATACATCACTTGTCAGTGGTCTGAAAGCACTTAAGTTGGGTGGCGTAACTACCGCTACAACATATGCGGTAGACTCTACAATTACACAAACTGTTGGTCTTGGATCAACGGCTATTGGTATGGTAGCATCTTGGGATAATGTTTCTGGAGTCCTTAAGTATTATCAACCAATGGGACTTGCTTCCAGTGAAAGTGGTTATAAAATTATTGAGTTTACATCAACTCCTGACGCTGGATATGGTAGAACGATTTCGGGAAGCTCAGTCGTAGGACCACTTCTAGAGATTAACAATCAATTCAACGGTGTCTCTACCTCAATAAATAACAAGACATACCAGCTAGGTCTAGACTTCGTTTCTGGAATCTCCTCCGCTGAGTATAATACGAAATCTGGTGAAATTATCTACATTGATAATAGAGTTGCAATCCCCAGGTCTTCAAGTCAAAAAGAAGATATCAAGATCGTACTGGAGTTTTAACGAAAAATGCCA